ACAATACTATTCCCATCAAGGTACATTGTATTTGCTGAATCTTCTATTTTTAAAGTTGCATTTGCAGGAGTATGAGATGATGGGTTTCCTTGCGAAGCGTTTTTATATAAAGTTAAAAGATTTGAAGGGTTGTCATCTCCAATTCCTACATTTCCAGATGTATCAATAGTCATAACTGTACCAGTACCATCAGAATCTGATATTTCTAAATTTCTACTTGCTTGTACATTAGTAAATACCCAATTACCTGTATTTGCTCCTAAAGTTAAAGATGAGTTATTGCCTACTCCATTAACAAGTAGTGATTGACCTGTTGTTACATCTCCTGCAAAAGTTCCTGTTCCACCAACTGATATATTCCCACTTGTAGCATTTACTGTAAACTTATTTGTATTTACTGCAAAGTCTCCTGTAACCGAAGCTCCTAGTGTTGTACTTAAAGAACCTGTCACAGTTAAAGCTGTACCGCTTTGAGCGACTATAGAATCTCCTATTGTTGTAGCCGTAGCAAAAACAGGTAAATGTCCTGGAGTTCCTTGACCATCTACTTGACTATGATCTAATTTAGACCAACGGTTGTCTGCGTCTGCTATAACCCAGTCTCCAATAGACCAGTCTGTAATTCCGTTTAAGTTTGTTGTTCCTGCGTAGTTTACTACGTAATAATTTCCTTGAGGAATAAAAGGACTAGCATCAATAGTATAAGCTTCTCCACTTAGCATAATATCTGCGTCTAGTGTTAATTGAGTATTACTATCAATAACCGTTACTAGAGCTGTAGTGCCGTCTACTTGGTTTATTACTTTGTCTCCTATAGTTACAGTAGTGTTAAAATTTTGTCCTGTCTCTATAAGTTTAAAAGCTGTTTGTCCTGTTGTTGTTCCTGAGTCTACTTCTCCTCCACCACTTGTTAAAGTAGGAGTGTTAGTTGCTGCATCCCAACTACCCTTAAATATTAATCCATTTGAAATAGAACTAACTTGAGATTGTAGTTTACCAAAAGCTTCTAAGATAGTGTCTGAAGATTGTATATTTCCTGCAGCAGGAGTTGGCAGTCCTGTAAGTACTTTTCCTGTAACAGCAGAGTTTAATAAAGTAACCGCACCAGTTACGTTCTGAGTACCGTCTACATTTGAAATAGTACCTGTAGCTTCACTAGATAAAATTAAGTCTCTTGCAGTTTCCCAGGCTGTAGCTGTGTCAGCATTTCCTGTTAGGTCTCCTGTAACATTTCCTTGAAGGTTTCTGTGTACTGTAGAAGGTAAGCTAAATGTAGCCTCTTGACCACTTACTGAAGTTATAACTTGGTTTGTAGTTCCTGATAAAGTAAATGTCTGAGTGTTTAAATTTACGTCTCCTGTTCCTGTGTCTCCTGCTATGTCTAAGTCTGAAGCTGAGTCTAGTACATCTACGTAAGCTGTAGTCGCTACTTTTGTGCTGTTGTCTCCTGCTGTTTGTGTTATAGCAGTTGAATTGTCAGGAAGATCAACCCCTGTAGAATCTAAAGAAACTGTTAAAGATTGTCCTGAAGCTGTTGTAGTTATTTCGTTACTTGTTCCTTCTACAGAAAAAACTTGAGTATTTAAGTTAACAGCACTATTAGTAGTTCCGTCACTAAAGTCAAGATCACTAGCTGCATCTAAAGTGTCTACGTAAGCCGTTGTAGCTACCTTAGTTGAATTATCTCCTGCAGTCTGAGTAGTAGCCGTAGTTCCACTATTTATAGTTCCTGCTAAAGCTCCTTGAAATTCAGTTGCAAAAAAAGTTCCGCTAATTGTTACATCGTTAGGAAGTCCTATTTGTAATTGTTGACCACTTGCAGAAGTTTCAATTTCATTACTAGTCCCTACTATAGCAAAAACCTGAGAGTCTAGATCAACTGCTCCAGGATTAGTTCCGTCTGAAAAGTCTAAGTCTTGAGTAGTTACGTGAGTGTCTACATAATCTTTTACTGCAGCCGAAGTAGCTAGGGAAGTGTCATTATCGTTATTAGATATGCCGTCTGCCTCATTAACAAGTTTATTGATAGTTACAGAAGTAGAAGTGCCTTTAAAATTAGCAAACTCTAGTATTCCTGTTGACTTGAGGTCTCCGCCTGTGTTTAGAAATACACCTGAATTGTTCCCTAACCCATCCGACAGTTCTTTTAATACCGCAGTTAATACATCGTTGTCTGCAGTTTTAATTAAACTTTTATATGTTAAACTTATTTTATTTCCTGTTAATGTACTCATTTCTTTAATTTTTTTAGATAAACTATTAACTTTTTAAAGTTCTTGTTTTTAATGTTATATTCTTTTTTCATAAAACCCATCCTACCCAATTTGCTTCTGTGTCTGGATACATATCGTCATTACTATTCGAGTAGTATTCAGGAAATTTAGTTGAAGCGTTATAATTCATATAATCTATAAATCTTCTAGTATAGAAATCCGCAAAGTCTCTATATTTTTGTACAAGAAAATCTATTTCATCTTTTGTCGGTAGTTCTGCGTTTTCAGACCTGTGACGCATTGTACCCCCTTGCTTAGTAGCGTAGTTTCCAAACGGAAGAAAATCTACCATAGCAAACATTATTAACATAGGCTGTACATACTCATTTACTAAATGATAATAATCAGGATTGTCAGCTTCAGTCAAAGTTCCGTTAGTAATTAATAAAGAAATTTTGTTATACAATTCAGTACCTAGATAATTCTGAATGTGCATCTGCTGAGCTATCTTAATAAAAGGAAGAAGCTTGTCAGTGTCTACTGAACCGTCAATTATCGAGTTTCTTACTAGGTCTGTTCGTGATATAAATAATGCTGTAGCCATTTCTTTTTATTTTCTATAGTTAGGGTCTAAACTCCACCAGTCATTTTTTGGCTGTGCAACTTGAGCAACTTCAGGAACATTAGTTTCTATCTCTGCTTCTTTTTTGAGACTTGGGTCTAGTGCTGCAATTTTACGTCTAGCCTCTGCGACTGTTATTCTTTTATTGTTTTTCTTTAAATAAGTTCTACGTTCCCAGTAATGCTGACAATTTACTCCACCTTTATAAAGCCAAAGATTATAAGTGTTTGAACCTTTAGGAGCTAACTCTGAATTATCAGAACTTTCTTTGTTTAAATCCTCCATACGGTAAACCTTTTTAGCAGCCCACATTTTACGACAAAATTCTCTTTGTGGATTATTACTGCCGTAGTATCTGTAACGTACTTTTATTATACTAGTGTCCTGAGAACTTTTTTTGTTTGGAGTACTAGTAGGAACTGAAGCAAGTTCTGTAGCAAAGTTTAAAGACTGATTTAATATTTCGTCATATTCATTAGCAGGTCTACTGTCTATAAGATCGTAACCTTTCATTTCTTCATCTTCTCCTTTGTCTTGTAATTCTTCTAGAATTGCCTTAGTTAAATTTTCTGTAATATTTAAAGGAACACAATTTGGAACTTCTTTACCGTCTTTCATTTTAGTTCCTATTTGTTCGTAGCCATCCCAACAAGGAGCTTTAAGCTCTTCGTGTGTTTGACAAGGCATATACCAAGTCTTACCGTCTTCCTCGTGTTCGTGATAGCCCATACATCCTAACTCATTAGCCTTAGCTTCAGCTTCTTCAATAGTTTCGTAAACTTCTTTTCCGTCTATTTTTTTAAAACTAAACTTCTGTCCTGTCTCCTCTTCTATTTGTTCTTGGTTAGTAGCATTAGTAAGATCGTTAAATTCTAACGGCTGTAGTGTTTTAAAGTATAAATTAAGAACTATATCGTTGTAAGCTAGTATTTCATCAAAAGCGTTTAGTAAAAGCTGTTGAAAAGGTCTTATAACTGTGTTGTCCATTAATGTAGAAGCTGTAACTATTTCATCTGCATTATTTCCAAACCCTGTCATATCTTTAATACCAAATAAAATAGGACTAGTAACCCTGTGAGCTACCATAATTTTTTTCATAGACTCAGTAGATAAAAACTCATATTGCTGTGGAGCGTCACTTAATTGAACAGTCTCCATAGTTGCTGCAGAATCTGCAGAGTCATTAAAAGCTAATATAAATCTTCCTGCATTACTAGTACCCTGGTATTTTGCAGCTATCTTTTGTTCTATAATATTTCTTTCTTCTTCTGTCGGAGTACCGTTGTTAAAGTTTAAAAGCATTGACGGAGCTAATCCGTTCATTATGTTGTTTAAATGATAGTTAGCTATTTCTTCTTCTAGTTCACAGTACTGTATTCCACCTTGATAATCTACAGGACTATAATATTTGAATCCTGCTCTATAAGGTTTTATGTATAATACTTCTATTTCTTGTTTAGAACTACCAAAAACAGGCAGTCTTTCTAAATAGTCTCCTTGTTTATATTCTGACCAGTCATAATAATAATAGTAAGCAGGTATTTCTCCTTCATCGTTACATTTTTCTGCTCTTAAAGTTTCTACAGGTATGTGTTCAACTTGAGCTACCATACTTCTATCCTGACTGTAAATTACTTGCATTGCACATTGACCCATTAGTTTTAAATCACTAGCTAGTTTTTGCTGCATTTCTTCTGTAAGCAAAGATTTCATTTGTGCGTACTCTTCTGGTTTTTTATTAGAGTCTGTAGCGTCTAAGAATTTCCCTACTATCATAGCAGACATTCCGTTTATAATAGCGTTGTTTGTCGCAGAACCGTTATAACGATCTATAAGAAATTGAAAATAATCATTGTCAGCTCCATAACCTATCCAGTCTTGGTTACTAACTTCTTTTATTTCAGGAGTTGTATAAGTGCTTAATTGTAAAAATTTATAGTCCATTTTTAATATATTATATAATCGTTATTTCCAGAAGTGTTAATTGTATATTGTCCTAAATTCATATCATAATAATTATTAGTAGCCTGATCTATAGTTTGGTCTGTACAGAAAATTTTATCTCTAAATATTACAGTCCCAGTCAAATTAGAAATTTTAATATCATAAAACCTGCTTTCTACTAAATTTAAATTCATTGTAATATACATCAAATCATTAGTTATAACAATTCCTGCTGTGTCTTCCCAGTCATAGTTAGCTAAATTCCAGTCAAACGTATTAGTGTTCCAAAATTGACCTGTAGTTAAAACACAAATCTCTTCATTAGTACTTTCGTCTCTAATACATATTGTAGCATCCGTTACATATTCTCTAGGAATAATTTCAAATGTTTGCTCGGATGTAGTAGTAGTTAAAACTATCATTTCTTGCTTTATAGTATAACGTACTTTTTATTTATTTTGCATTCCAAATGTATATGTAAAAAAATAGGGGAATTTCTCCCCCTATAATCTCATTAAACACACTAAAATTTATTACGATGGGTCTATAGCAGCACCAATAGTAATTGCACTAATAACAGCAGACGAACAGAAAAACGCAGGTAGTTGCTCTTGAGCAGTCAGCGTTAAATTAAATCCTGTAAAATCTCCAAGGGCAGTTCCAGTTCCAATAGTACCTGCAGAAGTATCCGCTCCATTGTAAGCACCAACTAGAAAATAATTTCCGTTAAAGTCCTGTACAAAACAGTGAGGATTTCCTTTAGCTACATCTTGTAATTCAGCTTGAGTTTCTTTGTCCAGTTTTTGTAATTGTACTGTAACATTTTGATCATAATAGATAGTTCCATTTTCTGCAGAAGCAGTAATAGTTTGTTCTAGTCCAGAAGAACCAGGTTTAACTAAATATTGATAACCTGAAGGAGTTGACCCAATAGCAGTAACCTCAGCTCCTGTTATTGAAAGTGCTCCTAATAATCCATAGTCTACTAATATGATAGATTTTATTCCTCCTACTCCTTTAGTACAAGGAAGGTTTCTACCTGTAGATAATATTGAACAGCTCATATATTTATATTTTTTATAAAAAAAAGGGTAAGTAGGTTGTCCCCACCTACCCTAAATTTTGGTTAATTTAATTTATTAAGAATAAACTACAACGTCAGAAGAGATACCATAGTTTACAGAACCAGAGAATCTTGCGATAACTCTTGCGTTTTGTGAACCGTCTAGGTCGCCCATATCTAAAAGTTTAACTTCATTCATATTTGAAACTAAAGAAGTTCCAAAGAAAATGTTTGATCTTTCTGCAGCAAACATAGTGTTGTTAGCCATACCTGGAGCAACGAATACTTTAACTCCGTCAAAAGATAAAGAACCATTATTCCACCACTGCGTTCCCATATTGTTAACACCGTTAGCTCCTAATCCATTTGCTCCGAATCCTCCTAATTGTCTTACGTAAGCTCTAGCTACGTTTTGAGATACATATAAGTATAAGTCCTCTTTTCCGTATAAAGCAGAAGGAATTTCATCTACAACTTTTCCCATTTCAGCAATTACGTTAGCAGCGTCAACACCACCTGCAACCGCAGCAATTTTTTGAGCAGCAGGAATAGTAGCATCAGCAGCAGCTAAAGTTACTAGACCGTCATATTCTCCTGCATTAGCATTAACACCAGACCAGATAGTTTGTTCTGTTTTTTGTGCAATTTCTGCAGCAACGTGAGCTAAGATAAAGTCAGCAAACGAAGGAGGCAGATTTTTGAATCCAGAGAATCCCATACTTTGAGCTTCCCAGTCAGATAAAAAGTCTTGCTTACATAATTGTAAGTTAACTTGTAGGTTAGTAGGCTCAAGTAATCTTTCTGTTAAGTCTATTGTAGACGTAGGAGAAAAATCACAAGTAGCGTCAACTACTAAATTGTTAGTAGATACTTTTTTAATAACTTCTTTATAGTTAATATTTGGTTTTACAGAGATACCACCATCTTCGATAGTACTAGCAGATAAAAGAGCAGCCGCAATATATTGATTTGCGAACTCTCCTGCATACGTAGTAGTAATGTTAGTAGTAGTAGCTAAATTTACATTTCTTTTCATTTTATTTATTTTTTATATTATTTAATTTAGACAGAACTCTATCCATAGTTGTTTGAGGTCTGTTTTGTCCATACGTAAACCCTTCGTTTTGTTGTTTAGAGGGTGCGTGAGCTAAAGGCTTTCTAGCAGGAGTCTTAGACATTTTTTCTTTTACCTTGTCTACTTCGCCATATTTCTTTTTAAGCTCTTCAATTTCTTCTTTTACTTCTTCAATAATTGGGCTAACAACCTCTACGACTGCAGCTACAATATCTCCGATCTCGTCAATTACTTCTTCAGGAGCTTCTACGATAATTTCTTCTTCTTCTAAGTCTTCTTTAACATCTTCTTTTTCGTCTTTTATTCCGTCTTTGTAACCTTCTTCTTCAGCTTCGTCTATTGACTCTAATCTTAGTTCGTCAATTAAGCCTTCTTCTTTTACTATTAACATTCTACCGTCATCTATCATATACTCGCCTTCTGGTAAAGGAACTCTTGAGTCTTCAGTGACAATAAAAACGCTTTCTCCCTTATCATAGCTATCGGCAAATATTCTAGTACCGTTATCCAAGATAAGTTCTTCTAGTTCAACCTGAACTCCTAAGAGTGTGTTGATCTTTTTTAACATTTCACTTGCTTTCATTATTTATTATTTAATTATTAATGTTTATTATTAATTCCAGAAATTTCCCATTCCTGTATAGTCAGTCACTTCTCTATATTTAGATTTTGCTTCGTCTGATAAACTCTGAGCATTATCTACTCTTTGTTTTAAATCGTCATAATCATAGTATACTTCACTAGGAGGAATACCTAATTCGTCTGCAGCTATTTCTAATTTACTTAAACTTGCTTTTAGTATTTCTGCAGACTCTTCTAAATATCTTACACTACCATTTACAACATAGTTGTCTAAATCATATTTCATCCTAAAGTCATCGTAAGCGTCTATTACTTCGTCTCCATACTCGTAAGCTAAGTAACTAGCGTCTGACTCTGCTGACTCAAAGCTATCTACTTCATTTTCAATGTCATCTACTAAGGATAAGTCTATTTTTCTTTTTGTGCTTAATACTGCAAAAACTTTATTGTCTTCTGAGTATAATTTGTTAAGTATGTTTTTTAATGCTTTCATATTATAAACCTAAATTTTCTAGTTCTCTTTTTTGTTCATCAAATCTGCTTTCTATATATTCTAAATAATCTAACTGGTCTAAGTGTTCCTGATAATCTGGATATACGTCTTCAACAGAAATACCTAGTTCATCTGCTTTTTGTTTTATTTGTAGTAACACTTCTTTATCTCCTGCAACGTCAGCACTATCTATATATGATTCTGAATTTTGAAAATAAATACTTCTTAAGTCGCTTCTTAATTGATAAAACTCTTCAAACTTTTCGTCAAACCACTCTTCAGTAGTATAAGACATTCTACTAACCTCTTCTTGTAAGTATTGAAATTCATAATTAATATCGTCTACTAGCGAAAGGTCTACTTTTTTAGAAAGACTTTCTTTTCTAGCGTTTTTTAGTTTGTTTAGTATTAGTTGTTTTGTATTCATATTTTATAGTTTGGTCATATTTTGTGCTGTTGTTACAATTTCTGCAAATTGATCTAAGTTTGCTCTAAATATTCCTTCTGTTAAAGCTGCGTCTTCATATTCTTGAATACTCATAGGGTCTATGCCTAATTCACTTACATTAGCTTCTAACCTTTCCATAGCCCTTTTTAAATCACTCATATAAGCTATATAATCAAATTGCAAATCAGAAAGTGTACTAGCTTCGTTTTGTAAATCTATATATCTATTAACCCAGTCATTAGAAACGTCATCTAACTTTATTCTAGCTTCATCTACAACTCTTGTAAAACCGTCTAAGTCACTTAAAATACTTAATTCAACTTTTTTAGAAAGCTCAGTTTTGTTTTTATGAAGTTTGTCTAGTATTACTTGATTAAATCTAATTGCCATATTTTTCTTTTATATATCCACAAATTTTAGGAGCAGCTTCAGCTCCATATCTTTTAGTTTGATCTGCTATACATTCGTCCCAAGGATACTTTTCTAGTTCTACTTCAGACTTTTCAATTTCTGTTAATATTAACCGAAAGTTTAAATTGTCTTTAAATAGCTTACTATTAATCCTGTTTATAGCATTCATATAGTTATAACGAAAGGTTTATTTTTTTTGCATTTTACCCAGTAATTCTACCGATACCCTGAGCCCATAGAGAACCGTCACAGCATTCCCTGGAATAAGTGTTTTGGTCTTTACAGTAACACGCCCTTGAACTATTACTAGGACTAGATGGATTCCACCTAGCAGCATAGGGTTGAGCTTGTCCTCTTCTGTTTGATTTGTTTATTTTTTTTCTTACAGGCATATTAGTTTTTTATAGAGTCTATTATCATTTTTTTAATTCTTAATAACTTAACTCCTGCCTTAATTTCTGACTTTAAATTGTCTTTAATTTTTTCTTTAGGTCTTTCCTCTTTGTCTAAGAAGAATCCTTCAATACTAAAACCTTTAACAGAACCATTTTTTACAAAGTCATTCCAGATTTCATCATTATTTACTTTTACAGCACCCATCCAAGTTCCTACAGGAACATCCATATTATACAAAGCAGTTTTATCTTTTTGTTGGTCTTCTACTATCCAGGACTCTACAAGTGTTAATCCTTCTATGTCAAATTTGTGTTCTAGTGTAGCGTTGTTTTGTTTTCCTTTTTGCAGAAATAACTCACTAGCTTTTTTGACTGTGTCTTTAGAGAAGTAGATATAATACTCTTCTTTACCATCTTTTCTGTAAATAGTCTTATTAGGTATTAATAATGCACCCATAAGAATTTTTTTCTCATCGTCTATCGACTTTAGTTTTACTTCTTTTTGGTCGTTTAATGCTACAAAGTTTTCTTCTATAGCAGGACTTTCTACGATACTGATTGCGTCAATACCTGCGTACTCGTCTTCTTCGTCTATAATTAATTCAACTATTTTCATATTAGTATAACGTGTTAATTATTAATTTTGTTTTTATCCTATCGTTGCTCCTTGTACAATATTTCTATCTAGACTCTGAGCAGTTGTTACTTCGTTACTTACAACGTATGCTTTTATAGGCTCTTGCGTTTGTCCTGTAATAGCTTCTGCTAATTGACTAGTATCGTTTTGACCGACAATATTAAAAGCAGGTGCACTTACTACTGGAGGCTGTATTGCAGGAGACCCTCCTTTGTCTTTTCCTCCTGCAGTAGTTGCTACAGATTTTGAAGAACTAACAGCAGATTTAATAGCCATAATAATTCCTGCAGCTTGTCCTGCGTATGCAAGTAATGGTAAAATGTTTTGTGGGAAACCGATCTTAGCAGTTTCGGCAGTACCTGCAGCTATTGCTGTTCCTGACTTTGCTGCATCTAAATTAGCCTCGGCTACAGTTATACTAGCTTTGTTTTGTAACGCTCCTATATCAATTAAAAACTCTTGTAAGGCTATAGCTTGTTTAGCTACCAATAGAGCTTTACTTAATTTTGACTCTTCTCCTCCTAGTTGTATTAAATTGTCAAGAGTGTCAGCTTTAAATTTTCTTTTCTTTTCTTCTAAGTCAAGTTCTGAGTCTAGTATTTTTTGAGCTTCATCTATTTTTACTTGTTGTAGCTTTGCTTCTTCTTCTTTTCTTTTATCTTCAGCTTCTTTATCTTCCTGGTCAAACTCGGCTTGTTGTTCTGCTAGAGCTATTCTTTTTTGTTCTTCTAAGGCAAGTAAAGTTTCTTGTTCTACATTCCCTGCTAACGTAGCTTTTATAATTAATTGTTCGTAATATGAATCTAAGTCTGCTAATTCTTTTGCTCTTAAATCTTGTTTACTAGTTAATAAAGCTTTATCTATTT